ATTGACAATTCTTATTAAATAGTGTATTCTGTATATATGATGAGAATTAAAGAGGTTGCTAAAATGAAAAATAAATCAACAATTGCTAAGTTGCTTTCTGAAGAAGATATTCATGTTGTTTACAAACAAATGGATACTGCTTACTTCAATCCTAAAGATCGTGAACTAGGTTTACCGATTTGGGATGAATCTAAAACTACTGCTGATGTAGAAGATTTAATGGTATGTCATGAAATTGCTCACGCTCTTTGGACTCCTCTTGATATGTTAGAGAAAGCTCAAGTTCGTAAGATCAATCATTCTTTTGTAAATATTGTAGAAGATGCTCGTATTGAACGTATGGTACAAGATAAGTATCGTGGTTCAGTTGCAGTATTCAATCGCGGCTATCGTGATTTAACTGCTCTTGATTTCTTTGGTATTGGTGATGTAGATGTTTCTACATTAAATCTAATTGATCGTATCAATCTTTTCTTCAAGAAGCAAAAGGTTGAATTTTCTACTGAAGAAAAAGTTTGGGTTAAACGAGTTGCTGAAACCAAGACTCCTGATGATGTTCTTGACTTAGCTGAAGAGCTTTACAATTGGATGGAAGAAAACGAATCTGAAACTGATAATCATGATACTGGTGATCAAATGGGTGATCCTGATCCTTCTGGTGAAGAAGGTGAAACTGAAACTGAAACTGAATCTTCAGATGGTAATAATGATGAAAAAAAAGAAGGTGAAGAAAATGGTGATGGTGATAGCAAGTCTGATAATGATAAGTCTGATGACACTGATGATGCCGAAGATGGAGCTGGTTCTGGTAAAGATAAAGTAGATGGTGATTCAACTCCAGAAGATACTTTAACAGAAAGTAGTCCAGAGGGTGGTCGTGATAGCGTTAGTGGTGGTAAAGCTCCTATGGCAATAACTGATACTGGCAGTGGAATTGATTCCTTACGAGACAAAAATGCACAAGACCGTTCTTATGGTAGTATTCCTAATACAGCTAATCATGATTTGATTGTTTCTTATAAAGTATTAAAAGAAGATTTTAAATCCGAAATCATAAGATCAAGTTATGATAGCCAACATACTATTTTTATTGAAAAAACTCTTGAGGAATTAGTAACACTCAAGAAAGAATCTAAAAAGACTGTTGCTTATATGGTCAAAGAATTTGAGATGAAAAAGTCTGCTGATGCATATGCTCGTGCTGCTGTTTCAAAAACTGGTTCTTTAGATATGGGTAAGTTACACACTTACAAATATAATGATGATATTTTCAAGAAAGTTACTACTTTGCCTGGCGCTACTAATCACGGCATGGTCATGGTTCTTGATTGGTCTGGTTCGATGGCTGACAATCTTAAAGGTACACTTTCTCAGTTATTCAATCTGATTTGGTTTTGTCGCCAGACACGTATTCCTTTTGAAGTTTTTGCTTTCTCTAATCAATACGATAAAAACACTGATGATAAAAATAATAAATTCAAATCAGGCGATATAAGATTAGCTCATATGAAACTATTAAATTTATTTTCTAGTAGTATGAATACTAAAGATGAAATGGAAATGATGCATAACTGTTTGTTGGTTGCAAAACAGTGGAATAATGGTAATTACAATGAAGATGGTATGCCTTTAAGGTTTAGGTATCAATTAAATCTAGGTGGAACACCATTAAATGAAGCTATTATTGCAATGATGGATATTGTACCTAAATTTAAATCTGATACTGGTGTTCAAAAAGTAAATACAATTTTTCTTACTGATGGTGCTGGTAGTTCTTTGGATGGGGTTTATCATTACGGTTTGAATAAAGATACTGGTGATCATTATGAAACAACTTCACCAGTTCTAAGTTGGAGAAATAGTGATATTCTTATGGTTACTGATCCTAAAACTAACAAGACTTATGAAGTTAGTGGCCGTAGTCAAATTACCAATATTCTTCTTAAAATACTTAAAAATCGAGTTGATGGTATGAATGTTGTTGGTTTCTTTATTGCTGGTAGAGGCCTCTCTGGTCGAGTTGATAAACGAACTTTAATAACTCTTTTACCATACGATAGTTATGTTGAAATTATGGAAAAAATTAAAATTATCAACAAAGAAAAATATCTTGCTATTCCTCATTGTGGGTATGATGAGTATTATGTTTTGCCTGCCAACAATACCTTTGAATCTGAGAATGATAATCTTGGTGATGAATTGATTGGTGCTTCAAAAGCAAAACTAAAAAGTGCTTTTGGTAAATCTATGAAGGGTAAAGTTACTTCTCGGCAGTTATTAAACAAATTTGTGAAGTTGGTGGCATAGTGATAAATATGTCACACTTTACACAAAAAATAATAAATATGTATATATCATGTCGATTGTTATTGACAAACTACCTTCTGTATGTTACTATGTATATATGATGAGAAATCAAGAGTTTTTGAAATTGAAAAAAGAGAGTTATATTATGAATTTATCGCCACGTAAAAAGTTATTTGTTGATACCGCTTCAGAGATGTTTGGTAACGGTGCTACAATTTCTAAATCTATGAGTATTGAAGCCGCCAAAAGTATTTCAGTTCCTAATCCTACTTGGTTTTGGGGTTCTTGTAAAGTAGGTTACAACCAGTTCAAACTTCCTAGTGAAGAAACTCCTGTTGTAGTTACGACTACAGAAAGTTCTTCTGAAAATGTTGTTATGAATTTAGTTGCTACTAATATGGAGAAACAGAATCTTGTTCCTTCATTGTTTGAGGGTTTTGTTCCTTGGGGAAATTACGCCAACCTCAAAAAAATTATCAAGTCTGGTATGTTCTATCCTGTTTTTGTTACTGGCCTTTCTGGCAATGGTAAGACTCTTATGATTGAACAGTTACACGCTGAGATGAAAAAAGAATTGATTCGGATCAATATTACTATTGAAACTGATGAAGATGATTTGCTTGGTGGTTTCCGTTTGGTTGCTGGTGAGACAAAGTTTGTGCCAGGCCCTGTGATTGAAGCAATGGAACGTGGTTGCACGTTGTTGCTTGATGAGTGTGATCTAGGTTCTAACAAGATGCTTGCACTACAGCCTGTTCTTGAGGGTAAGGGCGTGTTCTTGAAAAAGATCAACAAGTGGATTACCGCTAAAGAAGGTTTCAATGTGATGGCAACTGCTAACACAAAAGGTAAAGGTTCAGAAGATGGCCGCTTTATCGGAACCAATATTCTGAACGAAGCATTCCTTGAGCGTTTTGCAATTACGATTGAACAACCTTATCCTGCTGCAGCTATTGAGAAAAAGATTGTTCTTGGTTCCATGAAAAAGTATAATGCTGTTGATAAAGATTTTGCAGATAACTTAGTTACTTGGGCTGAAGTTATTCGTAAAACTTTCTATGATGGTGGTGTTGATGAAATTATCTCTACTCGCCGTTTAGATCATATTGTGAAAGCATTTGCCATCTTTGGTGATAAGTTACAGTCTATTGAATTGTGTATCGCACGTTTTGATGATGATACCAAAACATCTTTCATGGATTTGTATACAAAGATTGATGCTGGTGTTGAAATTGATGGTGGAGAAGAAGCATACTCAGAAGATGCTGTTCCTACTGATGATGAAGATCATCCTTTCTAAAAAAAATATAAAGGGTATTGACTTTTTGGGTCAAATCCTTTATATATAATGATACAAGGCAATTCATAAGTCCTTGAGACACAGAGTTTTTGGTGGTTTTTACTGTTGATTTAAAAAACCACCACTTAACTGTAGGATGCCATAAAGGGTTCTACCATAATCTTGCTTAAAAGGAGATAACTAATGGTTACAAATAAAGCACTGAGTCTATTCGACAACTTCAATCAATTAACACCATATGCTGTGGGGTATGATCGAATGTTTGATCATCTAAACAGATATGTTGCTAATAACTCAACATCCACAGGATTTCCACCATACAACATCATTAAAGGGGGTGACTACAATTATGTCATTGAAATGGCTTTGGCTGGATTTTCTAAGGGTGATATTGAAATTGAAATAGTAGATGGTCATCTTGCTGTTCGTTCTATAAAAGAAAATGTAGAGGATGAAGGCACTATTCATCGTGGTATTTCTTATCGAAAATTTGATAGGAAATTTACTTTGGCAGATGATATTGTAGTAAAAGAAGCTTCACTTGAAAATGGTATGCTCAGGATTAATCTTGAACGTATTGTTCCAGAGGAAAAGAAGCCTAGATTAATTACTATAAAATAAATTTGTAATAAAAGGGAAAAGGGACTTTACATTTAGTCCCTTTTCCTTTATTATGATAATATAATGAAGGAGATATTATGAGCGAAGAGAATACAGTATTACCATTATTAGGTATAGATGGCGATGATAAAATGGAAATTACCATTGAACCAGCTATCCATCATGTGGTAGCAAAAGTTAAATTTGATATGTCTGTTGTGGATCAACTTAATGAAGAAATTGATAATGCATCAATTCCTAATGCTTCCTCACACCAGAGTAAACTTGTTGGTCAATTTAGACAAGATGAAAGATCAGCTCAACTTGAAATGGATTTAACTACATCAGTTGGAATACAATTCAAAACAATATTAAATTCTGCTGGAACATCATTTTTAAATAATGGTTATAAGAAAAAATCTTACGCAGATTGTTATACTGTTTGGAGTAATCATTGTTATGGTGGTGATTATAATCCACTACATGAACATAGTACACCAACATATGCTGGTTTGTCTGGTTTTATGTGGTTAAAATTACCAGACGAAATGTTAGAACGTCAACTAAATCGTGGTCAACATA